TAAAATTCCTTTAATTATTGGAAACATTACAAGATAGTAAAATTTTGTTTTGGTTGTTTGAAAATTGGTTATGTAACATTGTTGCATAACCTTTTTTTTTGTTATATTTGCAATAACCAAACAAAAATAAAATGACAAATTTAGAACTTAAAGAAAAATACCCTCAATTAGCTTATATTATTGAGGTTGAAGGGAAAAAATTATATCTAAATAAAATAAATAGATATGTTTTAAGCCCAGTAATGGCAAAATTAGGGCATGACCCTTTAATTGCTTATGAGGATTTAATTAATAGTTTAGTTATTCGTGAAATTTCAGACATGGAAGTTTTAAACGATGATGAGTTGTTTTTGGGGGCAGTTACTCAATTACAACATATTGTCGATTTAAAAAAAAGCACGATAACGAAATTATAGAGCGTTATGAAAGCCTATTAAAAAATGATGGCGTATTAGAGCAAGCAGACGCACTAATACGCTATTATTATAAAGTTGATACGGATTTAATAGAGGACGCTAAATTTTACGAGTTATACGCTAAATTGCAATGGGTTCTAAAAAATAAACAAGATGGCTAACAGCGAACAAGCACAATACATTATTGAATTAAAAGATTTAGTATCCTCAAAATTGGACGCTATGAATAGTCGTTTAGATGCAACGGCTTCAAAATTCACGAATGTAAAACAAAGTGCTGAAAATTCAAGTTTTGGATTAGGTAAACTAGGAGCAATCGCAGGCGGACTTTTTGCAGTTTCTAAAATTCAAGAATACGGAAGCGAAATTTTGCAAGTAGGATCTAAATATGAAAGTTTAGGTATTCAAATGAAAAACCTAACAGGTTCAGCAGAAGCAGGAGCTGAAATGTTTAGAAATATACGTGCGGATGCTTTGACATCTCCATTTGGAGTTGATGAATTAGCAACGGCAAACACTATGCTAAAATCAACAGGTTTAAGCGCTGACGATGCAAGAAAAGATATATTAGCATTATCCAATGCCGTAGCTTTTGCAGGTAAAGGTAACGAAGAACTTATAAGAATGTCAGCGAATATGCAACAAATTAAAAATATTGGTAAAGCTTCGGCTTTGGATATAAAACAATTTGGCTACGCAGGCATTAACATTTACGGGGCTTTAGCAAAGGCAACAGGTAAAAGTACATCGGAAGTAAAAGGCATGGAGATTTCGTATGAATTACTTTCAAAGGCTTTAAGGGTTGCACAAGAGGAAGGAGGGGCGTTTTATGGTGGTTTGTCAAGTATGCAAGATTCTACAGCCGTTAAAATGTCAAACTTAGGGGATATTTCAAAAGAAATGTTTAATGACCTATTTTTAGCAATGAAACCAATTATTGATTATGGCATAAGCGGTTTTACTTCATTTATTGGAGTTATGCGAAAAGGTATTGTATTTGTAAAGGAATACCAAGACCCATTAATAGCATTTGGTGCTTCGTTAGTTGCTATTGCAACGTATAACGGATTAGTAGCGATTACAGCAAATGCGGTCGCCATAGGTTATGGGCTTGCGTCAGTAGCCGCTAATATATTTTGGGTTTCAGCTACTTTAGGATTAGCGGCTATAATACCCGCATTTATTGTATTATACCAAAAATTTGAAGGTTTTAGGGCAGTTGTGAATGGATTGGTTAATGTATTTTCAATGCTTTGGAAAGTATTTAAAGAGTCTTTTATTGACCCATTTATAAAAATATTTAATGGCGATTTAAGAAGTGTAATTACAGGATTTAGCGAGTTAATAGTAAACGTGCTATCTTTTAAAATGTTGAGGGATGCAGGCTCAAATTTTGCATCTTCATTTATGGAGGGGTATAACGAAACTATACAAGACCAATTATATGAAAAGACAAATAAATTATTTGATTTTCAACAACAATCTGTATCTCAAAAGTTAGGATTCTACAATCCAAGCGATACTTTTTCAGCAAGGCTAATTAATCAATATACGCTTAAACAGAAAAACGAAAGTGAAACAAAAATAAAACACGAAGAAAATAAAAAACTTGCTAAAACATACGAGAACAAAATAACAAATGTAACTATTGGAAGACTTGTTGAGGGTTTAAATGTTCACGTTATGGAAACTAAAGAAATAGCCCCTAAAATTAAGGAAGCTATTACAAAATACTTAATTGAAGCGGTTAACAATATAAATGTAGTTCAAAACTAATGAATTTATACATTCCTCAAACACCCGAACAAATAGCAGACCAGGCTAAGTTAACTATTACAACTTTTGGATTAAGTGCTTTAGATGTTGCAATATACAAAAGTAGTATTTCTAAATTAGTCGAAAAAGAAAGTAAAGAAGAAAACAGAAACACAGGTAGCCAATCTAATTTAGGTAGTCCTGTTTTCTCTAATCTTATACTTAAAGCAAGAAGCTATAAAAACAACGATTTAAAAGACGTTACAACGTTTGAAGATGACATTGTACTTGATTGCGTTTTGTTTGACGTGGCACAGTCTAAAACGATTATAACAACGCCAATACAGGGATTTAACGGAACAGTAAAGGAGTTTATAAGTGATGGCGATTACACTTTGAATATTAAGGGCGTAATTAACGGAACAAAAAACGGAGTATATCCATTAACACAAGCAAAAAACTTGTTTGAGGGATTAAAGGCAAACATTGAAATAGAGGTTGTAAGTTGGTATTTAAACGAACTTTTTGGAATTACTCATATTGTAATTACAGATTTTCAATTAAACCAATTACAGGGCAATCAAACAGCTGTAAGCTATGAAATACAAGCTATTTCAGACAAACCAATTGAACTATATTTAAACAAAAAATAAGATGCTTAGATTAGTTTCAGAAATCACTATTGAACAAATGACGGACTGGCAACCGACTAATGAAACAACTATTGCAAGAGATGAAACATATACTTTTAATTTCGTTAACGATGTAGAGATTTTTTCAAGTTGGAACGCTCAAACAGATACTTGTAAATTTACTTTCCCTCGAAATATGTATTTTGAGGATAAAAAAACAGGGTCAAGGGTAAATTTCACAGGTAAAAATATAATATTCGGAGATACTCCGCCATTAATTCAAAGGGGCGATAAAATAACCGTAAAACTTGGATATACTTGGTACGATGGAACAAAAGATGTAACCGAGTTAAATACCGAGTTTGTTGGTTATGTTGTTCGTGTTTTTGCAAATACTCCTGTTACAATTGAATGCGAAGATTCAATGTTTTTATTAAAACAATTAACACCAAAGCCTAAAATATACTCAAATGCTAATTATACGGCTGAAAGTATTGTTTCTGAAATGGTTGCAAATACTAAAATAAAGAATCCAAAACATCAAGCGGAATTAGACAAAATAAAAGTTCGGACTTCTACTAAAACTAAAATAGGCGATTTTTACAGCGAAAACGAAACAGTTAGCCAAGTTTTGGCAAGACTTAGAAAAGACTGCCATATTCAAAGTTATTTCAGAGGTTCGGAGCTTCGATGCGGTTGGTATATTTATTATGCTGAAGATGAAAAAGACGTCTATTTAGGAAAAGAACGTGACAGAAATTGGACTTTTGATTTTAATAAAAACGTCATAAAAGATGATTTAGAGTATAAATTGAAAGAGGATATAAATATGCACATTAAAGCAATTTCAATTAATAAAATTGAACTTGAAACAACGAATAAAAAAGGCAAAGTAAAAAAGAAATCAAAACGTTTAGAAGTAATGGTTCCTGATAATAATTATTTAAATGGAGCTGAAACAACTACTAAGTATTTTTGGGATATTCAAACAATTGAAGAATTAAAAGAGAAAGCAACAAGACTATTAAACCGCATTTGGTTCACAGGATTAAAAGGTAAATTTGAAACGTTCGGATTACCAAGCGTTAGACATGGCGATTTAGCAACTATGCAAAGTTTAAGATTGAAAGAGCAAAACGGCATTTATAAAATTAAATCGGTTACTAAATATTTCGGGATGAATGGATTTAAACAAGATATTGAGTTAGATGTTAAGGTTACAGGAATGGAAGATTTAAGCGTAAACTCTAATTTGATTTAATATGAATGATATAAGCGAGTTTATACAAAAGCTTTCAAATACTTATGATAAAGAAATAGTAAGTATTATTAAATGCGAGGTTTTATCGGTTGGGAGTTCAATTATTTGCTTGCCTGTTAATAGTGTTATTTCTTGCGAAATTGAAGTACCTTTAAGCGACGATAATGGAAATACTATAAGTTGTACTCCAAGTGTTGGAAGTGTTGTAAATATAGCCATTACAAATAAAAATCTAATACTTTTATTAAGCGTTGAGGATTGCGACAATATCAATATATCAGCTAATGAAAAAATTGAGTTTAATGGCGGAGAATTTGGCGGACTTGTTAAGGTTATAGAATTAACTGAAAAAATAAACAACTTAGAGAATTTAGTAAATAGTTTAGTTGCTAAATATAACGCTCACGTTCACGCTTCAAATGGCGTGCCTACGGTAACCCTAGAAACAACGGTATTAACGCCAACAATTCAAGACGACATTGAAAATATAAATATAACTCATGGCAACTAATATATTAATACAAGATAATAATTTCATTTATGAAAATGGAAGTATGAAAATTGGCTTTAGTGATTTTCAACTGTTTGAAACTATTATCTACTCAAAAAAAGGCGAGTTTAAAGAAACTCCTTTATTAGGCGTTGGAATTGAAGATTATTTAAATAGCAATGTTTCAGAGCAAGAAATAAACACGATTATAGCAACGGCATTAAAAAATGACGGTGCAACAATAAAAACAATATTAGCAAAACAAAGCACAAACGGAACATTTGACATAAAAATAGATGGCAACTATTAACGAGTTAATCAAGTCATTTGCAGGGATTGAAAACATTGAAAATAAAGTTTCAGAATTAACTATTAATAAAACAGTTGATTCTGATTTCTTTAATTTTAGTAGTTCATCTTTAGCAACTACTAGCGATATTTTAATAAATCAAAGTGTTTCTTTAGACTATATCGTTAATTTTGCTTTAAAAAATAATTTATCTATAATAAATGTAAATACTACATCAAAAAATGTTATTTTTACAAAAAAGCAAATACAAGATAATAGTATTTTAAATGCTATTAACGGCAAAAAGTACAGGTTCGCAAGTGGTAATATTTCAGTAGGTAATGGCGAATTTTCTTATTTGTTGCAAGAAAACGGATATTATTTATTACAGGAAAACGGATTTAAAATAATATTATAATGTCAGATAAAAAAATAAGTAATTTAAACGAGTTAGCGACTGCATTAAGTGGCGACTTAATACCCATTGTTGACAGTACAACCAACGAAACTAAATTTATACAAAAGGGTAATTTAATCGAACCAGCTTCGTTTATTGAGAACATTGTTTTTAAAACAAATTCAGATTCTGTTTTAGATGTTGATAAATTGAATTGGGTTACACTTTCCGCTAACCATTCGATGACTATTCCAACGGCTGATATTAGTAATATAGGCAAAATACTTATAGTTAATAATAGAAGTAGTTACGAGTTAACGATTGACTTATTAACAGCAACAGATGTAGTGCTAAAAGGTGCTGATTCTGTACTTGGTGTTGTTTGTGTGACAAATGGATCAGCTTACAATTGGGAGGTTTTCTCAAGATATAATAAGGGGGATTTTGATACTTTAGTACAAGACGCAATAAACGATGGAGTAACTACAATAGCACCTTCTCAAAATGCTGTATTTGATGCTTTAGCTTTAAAATCTCCTATATCCTCCCCAACATTCACAGGAACGGTAACAACTCCTGATATAAATGTAAGTAGTGCAACTGCTTCAACTCCTACTTTCTTTGATGCAAGTAAGAAGTTAATAACTACAACGGCTCAACTTTGGGGAACATGGGTACAAGCTTGGTCAAATAAAGCTACTCCTGTAGATGCTGATACTTTGCCTTTTTATAATAGTGCTTCGACATTTGTAGGGGTTAAATCTACTTTGCTGAACTTTTGGACTGCTTATTTATTGCCAAAAGTACAGGCTTTAGGGTATTTAACAGGAAGTGGGATAACTGCTAATTATATTCCTTACTGGAACGGTACTAATATGATTAATAGTATCTTCCAAGCTAATACAAGTAATTTAGTAGGAAATAATAATTATTCAATATTAAATAGTGGAACAGGTGGTATTATTAATATTGGTACAACAGGAACAAGTACAGCTTATGTTCAGCTGTTTTCTTCTCAATACATAGTAATTCAAGGCACGTTAGGAAATTCACTATATGGAACTACTAATATACAAACATCAGGAGGTGCAAATAGATGGGCATTTAATCCATCTTCTGCTTCATTAACAATGTCTAACACAAGCAATGTTGTTCATTCTTTTTGGGATTCAGCAGGTTTAAATATTGGTGGAAATGGTGCGAGTGTAAGTGCTATATTACAACTTGATAGTACTACAAAAGGTTTCTTACCTCCAAGAATGACTAATGCACAACGTACTGCAATCTCAAGCCCTGCAATTGGATTAATGGTGTATTGCACAGATGCAACAGAGGGGCTATACATTTATAAATCAACAGGTTGGACATTCATAATTTAAAAATAAAAACATGGCTCAAATTTTAAATGAAATCAATTTAGGTGCTGTAGCAAAATATAACGGCATGACAATGTTCAGAAAGATAGCTTTATCACAGGCATTTATCCCAATGTATGAGGTTTCTGAAGATGGGGAAAATCTTTTATCTACTTCTAAAATTATTGTAACATACAACGAGTACATTAAGAATGCAGATGGGGAAGTTATAACGGCTTTATCAGAAAATCTTAAACGTTACATTCTTCAAGATGAAGAAGTTTGGAAACCTGTCACAAATCTATTTAACGAGCTTGCAAGAACTCCAACGAGTTTAGCAGTTGGACTGTTAGATACAATTGAAATGACTTTAGGTGTTATTCCTCAAGATGCCCCTGATTGCTATGTTGTGAAATCTACTGACTTTCCTTCATAATGAAATGCCACGTTATTTTATGCCATAAGAAAAAAAACCTAATCTCGAAAGGGATTAGGGCTATTACTAATTCTTATTGGAATCATTCAGCTATATTAGTTAATAACTTTATCTATGAAGCAGTATTTCCAAGAATAAGGAAAATAAGATATTCTGAATGGGTAGATATTAATGAAAATGTTGAAAGAAAGGCTATAGAATTTGAGTTAATTAATGACCCTAATGAACTTGTAGGCAAGTCCTATGATTTAGGCATATTCATAAATGAAGTGTTATTTTATTTATTTGCAAGGATAAACGGTAAAACATCAAAAAGTGCAAAGTTCTTTAGCAATAGGAATAATGAGAATAAATGGTTTTGTTTTGAATTTAGTGCTTTTTGTGTAGGAAAAAAGAAATATTGGACAGCAAATGGGTTGACTTTTGATAAAAAAAGTTACATTTGTAAAACATAAATTAACAATGATAGTTCTACAAACTCAACTCGTTCAATATTTCACTTCATTACCTAATATTATTGCTATATTAGTGGAAATTGGTGCAATTTACCTATACTTTAGAGAAAGTATAATCAATTTAAACAACAAAGTGAAGTATTTGCTTAGTGAAGTTGAATCTTTAAAGAGTTTGAGTTTAAAGGTTATTAGCTTAGAATCAAAGATTGATTTAATGAGTAATGACCAAAAGCACTTACTTCAAGATTTTGCCAAGACTGAGAAAAGTTTAGAGTTGATTAATGCAGATGTGCACAAAATGAAATCTACTATGATTGGAATTGAAATGTATTTAAAACAATTAATTGACGAAAAATAATATGGATTTAACCCTAAGCCCTAACTTTAGCCTAAACGAGTTTACAAATAGTGAAACTGCTAAACGTGATTTTGAAAAATACAAAGAACAATTCAATCCCCCTCAAAACATAATTGATAATCTTAAATTTGGAGCGGTTAACATTGCAGAAGCTATACGTAAAGAGTGGGGAACGTTCAGCCCTACGTGTGCTTACAGGTGCCCTAAATTGAACAATTCACTACCTAATGCTTCACAAACAAGTATGCACCTAACAGGAGAAGCATTTGATGAAACCTTTATCAAAAACGGTGTTAATATATCAAATAAAGTGTTTTGGTGGTTAGTGGCCAACAAACATAAGATACCATTTACTGAATTGATTTGGGAGAAAGGAACGGACGAAAACCCAGCATGGTTACATATTGGATGGCGAAAACAAAAAGAGCAAGAAATATTTAGAATAGGAGGGGATTTTAATAAAATTAAGAAAGCATGAAAACTATAATAACTAAAGATACAATAGAATTAAATATTGATACTATACAAGATAGTAAAGACGAGGATAGTATTGAAATTAATATTCAAGACATTTCATTTGGTGGCGATAGTATGTCTATATTTATCAATAAAAAAGATGTACAAATCCTAATTGATTATTTAGAGCAAATCAAGAAAGCATGAATTTACTTGAAAGATTAAAAAAAGAAGAGACTAAATTAGGTAAAGTATTAGCTTACTACATACCGAGTATATTGGTGTTTGTAGCTGGATTAGTTGAGGTTCTTGAGGCTTTACAAACATTACCATTAGAAGTTCCTTTTGATACAAAAAAGATAATTGCAATAGCAACTCTTATAGGTATTATTGGTGGTAAGTTAACAGTGAAAAAAGATGCTTAGATACATTATTATATCAATCTTTAGCTTTCTATTAGGTGTCTTTATTGTTAAGTCATGCGATAAGCCAACAGTAATAAAGAAATTTACTATAAATAAGAACGTTACGGACACTTTATATCAACAAGTAATAAAGATGCAAAAGGCTAAAAAAGAGGTTAAATTAAAACAGTTGGCGTCAATTCAAAGACAAGTTGACACTTTCAGAACAATTGATACTTCAGCAAAGGAATTAATAAAAGATTTAGTGGTCCAGATTGCAAAAAGAGATACTATAATTGATATTGATAGTATGCAAATAAAAGCATTGGTTGATATTTCAAATATTCAAATGAAACAAATTGACACGCTTCAAACTAAATTAGATGAAGCAAGTATTATAAATGAAACTTTAGTAACGCAAGCGAACAAGCCAAAAAAAATATTAAGATGTAGTATAATCGCTAATTTTGTTTTGTTATTAGGATTGTTTATAAAATGAAAGAGATAAGAAAATAAATTAAGGCTTCACGCCTACGTTTATTAAAACCTGGTCACAGACGTGTGAATCGTAACCTGCACCGACCTCTTTGTAATGTTCAACTGTTGTGTAGCTAATCGTATGTAGCAACAAAGCCTAACTATTAATTTAGTTAGGCTTTTGTTATTAATTCCACTGCAATGAAAAATAAGCTAAATTTTATAGCCTTTATATCATCTTTTGTTTTAAAGTAAACAAACGCAAATATTATCAAGCTGATTGATTTTAATATTAAAGTTACTTTATTCTCCATCAGTATAATGATTTTCAATTAATTCGTACAACTCATCTTTATTATCAGCTGTGAATGCAATTCCTGTATTAGTTTCAATAAATGTAAACCAATTATGGAATACTTCTGTCTTTTTCATTTCTTCAGTTACTCCATATTTTTCAATTCCTAACTTATCTATTCTTATTGTTAGTTGTTTTAGCGATTGGATAGCCATATTAATTTTCGTTTAGTTTATAAAAAAAACGGATAAGAAACATTCCTATCCGTTCCGATACCTACACAAATCGGAGTTCAAAGCTGAATTGTAAAGTAGGATTTGTAATGTTTATTTTTTAAAAAGGTAAATCCTCGTCAGTTACCTTTGATTTAGGTTCTGAATCCGTTTTAGGACTTTCAGTAATACCTTGCGTAGCTTTATCAATTTTCCACGCCGTAATATTGCTAAACCATTTATCTTGATATTCTCTACTTTCAATGTTAATATGAGCCGTTACTTCTTCCCCTATTTTCAATCCCTTAACAACAGGCATTAATTTTTCTGACATTACAGTTAATGCGATTGTTTTCGGGTATTGGTCGAATGTTTCAATAACAAAACCACTTTTAAACCAATCTTTTCCAGCTTTTGATTGACCTTTTTCTTCTTGTAATACTTTTGTAACTTTTCCTTTAACTTCTAAACTCATTTTCTTGATTGTTTTTAAATTTGTTAACTACTTTTTCGTGACCTAATACTATCAATAACTCTAACAAAACATCTACTGTTATTTCGTTTTTTACTAAGTTATTAATTTTACACTGCAAATACAATCCTTGTAATGTAATTCTTTTTAATTCTGAATCGGGTTCTGATTCCCATTGTCTTATACAGATTTCTTCAGCTTCATTTCCGTTGTCAATTTCCATTTAGTCAAATTTATGTTTAATGTAATATTCTTTTGCTTTTTCTTTAAACTTTTCTTTGTTCGCCTGGTAATAAGCTTTATTATATTCGCTATCGGTTACATTTGGATTAGCTTTTCTATACTCTTTCTGATAAGCTTTTAATTTATCCTCATGCTTTTGATAATATAGCTTATTAGCTTCTTTGACTTTCTCCTTATTGGCTTCATAGTAAGCTTTCCTGTACTCGTTGTTCTTTAGTTTCTGTTGCTCCACTGTGATACTGTTTTATATTCGTTTTCTGCTTGTTTATAGCCTCTTTGAAACTCTGTTATTCCTTTAATAGATACGATTGCATTAATTTTATTTTGTACTGTATGAGGCACATTATGGTCCTCATAAATTTGTTTCAGTTGTTCCTGCATAGTCAATATTATTTATCTTGTTTTCAATTTCTCTAATCGCATTAAAGTACCCAATTTGAGCCGTTTCGGGCATATTGTCATATAGTTCTTTTATGTTTTGCTCTAAAGATTTTCTGAAATTGTTACCTTTCATTTTCAGATTGTTTTTATAAAAGTAATGATTTTTTTCTAATTCGTCAATCGTTTCGAGTAAAACAGTTAGTAAAGCAACTGATTTTAAAATGGTTCTATCGTTCATTTTCAAATGTTTGGTTAAAGTATTCTTCTTTTGATGGAGTTATATCATAAGCTTCTTCAAATGAATCCCATGAAGTAGCATTACTACCTTCATCAAAAGCATCAATCAAATCCTGTTTTTCTTGTGGGAGTTTTGATTCTGCCATTTCAATTATAGTCATTAAGCAATGCCACGAATATTGATTTTGTTGTAGTTTGCTTGCTTCTTCGTTAAGTTCATTAATTAAACTTTGTAAAGCTGTCTTTCTTTTTTCCATAACTAAATTTGTTTACTTAATAACCAAAAGAAACCTAACACTACTGCTGTCATGCAAATACAAGCTGTAATAAATTGTATATCGTTTAAATTTTCCATAACTAAATTTCTGTTTCGTATTTAAAGTTTTTAATGTATAATTTTTGACCATTAAAATCACTATTCCATTGATTTGCAGTTTGGCATAATCCTTTGCTAACTTCATTTAAAGCATCTTGAATGATTGGGGTTAAGGGGGTTGAGTTGTTAATAATTTCTTCTAAAGTTTTTATTACAATATTTACATTATTAATATCAAGATTAGTTTGTATTACACTACATTTAGATAACTCTAATATTTTAATAGTTTGTTGTAAAGCTTCTTTATCAATTACAACACAATCTTTAATTTTTGCCATAAGGTTACAGTTTTTCAATTTTATACTTATCCTTAAACTTTTCTGCCATTTCTAACAGTTGTTTTTCTTCAGGTGATTGGATTAGGTTGTTTATTTTGTCAAGTATATTATTCACTAATAAATCAGCTTTACCATGAGGTTTTAATAATTGAATTAAAAACATTAACTCCTCATCAGTAAATTGGGTTTGTTGTAGGTCGGACAAATAATCTAAGTTATCATTATCAATACAAAGAGTAATGCCATCTAAATTAATAAACACAGCGTGTTTTTCAATTGATTGTATTTTAACTAAAATATAAACCTCGTCTCCTTTTTTAAATTTTTTCATATCTTTTCTACTTTATAACCTAATCTATATGCCATTTCAAGAAATTGTTTTTCTTCCTGTGATTGAAATATACTGTTTATTTTGTCGATAATACCACCTCTTAGTGTTCTTTTATTTATATCTAGTTGGTGTTCATGACAAAATAAAACAGATTCTTTAAACTCATGTAACTCTTCATCAGTAAATTGACTTTGCTGGAGGTCGGATAAGTGGAATAAGCATGGTTTTGTATCTTTATCAATATACCTACCATCTGGTTTAAATGTAATATCAATATTGGTACTAAATTCAACGGTTACAGGAAATTTATCCTCTTCCTCTACTGATAATATTTTACATTTAATGTAAGCTTCATCTCCTTCTTTAAATTTTTTCATATCTTATATAATTTTGCGTGAAATGTTATAGTTCTCATTTTTGTAAATTTAAGTTATCAACAATACTTTGTCCAAGTTTTATAGCTGTCTCAAAGCTAAATCTATCAGTAACATTAAAATGTAATATTACTACATCTAATTCATTATCAATTATACAAATTGATTTCCAATCTGCTAAATTAATGTCATTTAATACATATCTTGCTATTTTCATTTCTGTAAGTTAATATAGTCATCTTTAGTTAAATATATAGTTTTTTTATCGCCTTTTGGAAGTTGTACTCCTTTTGTAGATTTTCTATAGTCAAAGTATTTGCTTTGCTGTAACGCTACTATTTTGGATATTTCAGCGTGTTTATTTTCAAAGTCTTTATACTCTTTAGCTGAAACTATCACTTCATTTTGATATGTATTGTTTAAATAAGCTAAAAACAATAATGATAATGGTGTTAGTATTTTTAAAAGGTTCATTTTAATTCAGTTAATGTTTTTAATTCTAATCTAAGATTTTTAATATTATCTTTCAATTCTTTTATTTCACCTTTTTTACAAGCTTTAATATATTTATCTAAATCTTGAGGCAAGCAAGTATTTCCAATACCATCTTTAGACTTAAAATGGTGTCCTATTCCTCCCCACCAAGATGAAGTAATTGATAATTTAATATTTCCTAATTTATCAATTATAAATTCAATATAAGGTTGTTCTTTTGTTGTTTGTGGGATTATCATCTCAATTCGGTTATAGTGTAATTAATTGATGTTTCATTTACTTCTGTTTCAAGTTTAAATTCATGATCCATAAACTTTACTAAAAAAGCTTCAGGAGTAATAGCATTTATCTCATTTTTATTTAAGATGTAAAATATATCATATATTGAAATATTCTGTACATTAGCTTTTATTGTTATATTTATCATTTTTTATCTTTTAATGATTTAGTTACAATAGTTATCACATCTTTAATCAAAAGAGTGATTAACCCTTTATTAGCATCACTGCCTAAGCTGGTCCACTCATATTCTTCTTTTAGAATAGTCTTAACCTTTTTTACTGTTATTTTCATTTCAGTTTCTCTAATTGTTTTTTTAATTCATTAAATGCAAGCTTCATATTTTTTTTTTCTATTAAAATATCTTTATATTTAATAGAAATTACACCTGTACTTGTAATCCTTGAGATTCTAAAACCATTTGAATCTATTTTTTTTTCTTTTAAATATTCTAAACAATTATAAAATTGTTCCCATATCGTTTTATCTTTTATCATTTCAGTTTCTCGGCTAATTCATCACTAATTTGATACTTTTTCCTGAAGTCAGCAATAGTGTATTTATCTTTGACTTTAAAAACTCCCTCCCATTCTTTAGAATTTTCTATTAAGATTGGTAATTGAATAATAGGTTCGGTTTTTTTGCGTTGCTCATTATCAATATCATCCTGATCTGTAGCAATATGAAAGAACTTTAAAAGAAAATAACGTTCTGCATAAGTCAAAGCACTCCCTAAACCTTTTTCCCAATCATTCTGACCATTAGCACCAAACAAATTTACATCTTGTTCCCCTGTTTCGCAATCAATCCAAGTGAATCGCATCATTACTTTTGAAAGTATCTCGGATTTTGCACCGTTCTTGGTAGTGTAATCCATTCTTTCATTATCAATTGATAATATTTCTTGCTTCAAAATCAAGCTAAATCTATTCATTAACGGCTTAACCTCATCAAGTATTTTATCTCCTGTAACGTACTTGTAATTGAAAGTTGATTTATCTTTTGATAAACCTTTTACTACTTTCTGAATCTCTAATAATTTTTTGTAAATGCTCATTTTCTTATAGTTTAGTTTGGAGGGTTGCCCCTCCGTTGGTTGGTTAATTAAATCTTGCTTCAAGGGCTGGCATTGTTAATACTGGTTTCCCCTCTATTGCTCTTAAATCAGTTACTATTAAAAATAATTTGTAAGCTTTTTTGTACGAACCACTTGCAAGTGCTTTGTTCATCATCTTTTGAATTTCTAAACTTTTCATTTTTTTTATCGTTTAATTGTTTTCCCTTATTGTTGAAACAAAGGTAAACATTTATTTTGAATTAAAAAAACTTTATTCAAATTAATTTATTAAATTATTTTTTTTCGCTTCATCTAGCTTTGCAATCAATTCTAACATAGCGTTCATGCCGTGAATAAATCCTATCGTCATGTCTTTTGTTGCTGTTTCAGCAAATTTTCTTACCATTGCTTCCTGTTGCTGTTGCGTAATTATCATGATAATATTTTACTTTAATTTCATTACAATTGAATCTTTTGTATATCCTTTTATCGATACTTTAGTTATTACAACTCCATCACTATCAACTATTGTATGTTGTGTTTTACTTGCCATGTCAAGCTCTTTTTTGCGTTCTGCAAGTTTATTTTTTAAATCTAAATAAATTGCATCTTCTTCATAGTTAAGTTGTGCATATCCTTTCTTTTCTGAAATATCAATATTGGATGTAACAATTCTATTGTTATTTAAACATATTTCATCTTTTAAAGGTTTTTCTAAAGTATCTAAAACCGATTCAGCTATTTTCTGTAAATACTTTGCTTGTGTACAAACTACACTTGCATTTTTCCATCCTTCAGTAACTTCTAATGATAGTTTATTTGCTATCAATTCAATATTAGCCTTACTTAATTCTAAACCAAGTAATGACAATTGTGTGTTTTGATTATTCATTTATTCATATCTGTATTTAATTAATAATTTTGTACGAACTTCGTATATCGGCTTGTTATGTGCCATTTTAGAGCAACGGAGTGTGCCTTTCAATGGTTATTATTATTGGACTTTTATCCGACTTTCTTTTATTGGTTTGCCAAACTTGAATAGGGTTCGTTAATTTAATTCCTACAACTATTCCTATTACTCCGTGAGTTTCAAATCCATAATCAAAACTTCCTTCTTCTGGTTTGCGATTTTCTAATAAACTTCTTACTAATTTTAGGTTATCTTCTGCCGACAAACCAATTAAATCTTTTACTGTTATATTCATAATTTGTGTAATAAAAACGGCACATAACAAGGGTTTTGCGTAATAGCCTATCAAGTGTCGTGGTTAATTTTAAGTTTCTACTAAGGGCTACTACGCAAAGCCCGAAAACGTTAGCGGCAATTTTCTATGAACAGTCTAAACTTCTTACCATCTTTAGAAGTAAATTCGATATAGTTAGTATTTTGTTGTAAATTATTGTCTAACTCTTTTTGCTGTTGCATTTCTATTGTAACTTTTCCATAATCATAAATTGTCACACATTCCTGTGGTTCATCGTTATCGAATTTAAACATCAGCCTTCCAGTTTGGTTAGCAAGTTTAAAACTGCCACTAACATCAGCTATAACTAATGGCTGGTTTTGTGGTTCATTCAGGTTTTCTGCTTCTAATTTCATTTCTTTTATATTTAAAGTGAGTAGTTCTAATCAGCCACTACTCATAGCTGTAACCGTTATGCGTCAGGCTAAAGAACGACCTGCCAACGCTTCAAGTTCTGAATGAATAATCCACTTTTGAGCAATTAAGGCTTCTAATCCTAATTCATCAGAAGTCATATTAACCAAAAAGCCTTCATTATTTGTGCCTTTACAATAGACAGTTAGTTTAACCTTTTCAGGCATCTTGTTTTCTTCATTTTTGTCTTTTGGATAAATATCTGTGAACTTATCTAAATGGTCGTAGCATAATTGAACTACTTTGTTTTCTTCGATTTCTTCTGGTGTCATTATTTTGATTTTAAAATTGTTACTAAAAAAGCCCGAACGCATAACACACGTTTGGCAAAAGTGGCGGTGCAGTACTCCGCTCGACATTTACTGCTATATTCAACATTCGTTCTTCGCATTGGCATTATTGGTTAAAATAGCATTAGTTTTTTGAATCCACTGTTTTGCAGACATTGTAAATCTATTTAATCCAGCTTCTGTTTTAATTCCCTCGAATTCGGGGGAATTAAAACTTGGGTTATGCATATTTTCCCAAACAGCTTCGTTGGACAGTTTGACGCTTTAATTTCGAACATTTTACTTTATATTTACTTCTGCGAACCCGCATGATGCGCAAGTTTGTAAACGTTGTAAAACATTAAAACGATTTTACGGCAATGTATATAAGCAATAGGGCGGTAACGCTCTGTCTGAGACTGTTCCATATTAGTTTATACTGTGTTTCGCAGGCGAAGGCGTACCCCAGTTCATGCCCTACTGCTCATATACTTTGCCGTTAGCGGTAATCTTAAAGACCATCCGCATATTCAATGTATTCTTTATGTCTTTGTCTAAAATGATTGAGATACCATTTTGACCGTTCAATAAATTCTTTCGGTGCATTTTTGCTTTCAAGCCAGTGAAGGTGTTCTTTTTCCTTTTCAATCATTCTTTCGACAAATGGAATAATATCGTTTATCATTTGCTCCTTGAAAGAAAGACTACCGCTAACAGCAGTTTGGCAAGATGCGGGGTTTTCTTGTTCTATTGACATATTGTGCTAAATTTTAAGTTAAGTAATTCTAATCGGTTTTGGTGCTGAAAGTCCCGCACCTCGCCAATCTGCGGAACGTTAGGTGCAATGCTATTCGACATCAAAATCATCCTTACATAACATTCCAATAACGGACAAGTCATCTTCTTTTTTCAGTATCTTTTCAACTTGTTCAGCAACTTCATTTTCTGTAATTCTTGTATATCCAAACTCTTTAAGGTCTTTTGTTTTTAACTTGATGTAGTTTGATTTTAACACCATAATTCCGTTTGATAATTTTACTTCTTCCATTTTATTTAAGTTTGTGAGAATCACTACACATAAGCAAATCCCAAATCCAACCGCACAATGCTAACGCTACTTGTGCTATAAATTAAACTGTTTGACATTGGCAATCAGCTCAACCTGTGTAACTGAGATTAAAACGTACGCCTTTTTGTTTTCCTTTTTTGACAATCTCAACATTTCCTGAAAAGCATCCTCGTATTTGTCGTATTTCGGTTTTGGTGGATAAACACCATCTTCGACAACGACCATATAAAAAGATTTACAATCTGTTAAAGGTTCTATTCTACCCTCAAACTTTACTTCTTTTTTCTTTGACATATTATTGTTTTTAAATTAATTAATTAGAGAAAGGCACTAACCGCTAACAGCCAATACTACATTAGTACTTCTAATTCAGCTTTTACGCAATCCCAAAATTGGCGGTCGTAACTATATTCTTCCAAATAGCCATTAATTACTTCTTCAACCGTAATCAAAGCAATTAGTTTCAGCGTGTCAGTATCGTGTTCAAACCAAGTGTAATGCGCCCCTGCATATTCTTGATATTGATATGAACTTGCTGTTTTTGCTTTTTCAATTAACTCATTTGCTTTTTCTTGTGGTTTCATTTTGTTTATGTTTTATCGTTAATAATCCGTTATCAACACCGTATTTAATTGCTAATTCATCACTGAACTTTCTCGCTCGAATAAACTTCAAATCACGAGCCGTCCCGCAATTTGTTTGTAAAGCTGACCTAATCATTAGATTTAACTTTTTTAGGTCATCGTGGTGCTTAGATTCTACTCTAATAGATAAAACCTTTGTATCTTTACCGATTGGCTTTCTGCCAGCTCCGATTCTTTTTCCTCCTCTTTGCTTCTTTTCCATTTTCTTAATTTTAATGTTCACAAAACTAATAATTTATTTTGAATTAAAAAACTTTATTCAAATAATTTATTTAAAATAATAAATTCTTGTTCGTTTTCTATCTTTATGTATCTTGCTTTTTTATCAATTACGATACAAATACCACCCCCATATTCTACCTCAATAGTTACCCCTTCTTTATATTTTTTTACGTAATCAAAACAAATTAAATCATCTAAATTGTATTTAATTAGCTTAAATCCGAGCCTTAATAATGTTTTTTCGCTTATCATATTATTTCACTTTTTTGTAAAATTTTCTTTTGAATTTTTATAGCTTCGACTTCGGTTAACTTCGTAGCTTCTGCAGGATCATTTACCCTACCTTTAATTTTGCAAAAGTAACTAACAGGCTTTGAATACACTTTGATAATTACCAATCTTTGGGCCTTAGTGTTATACTTTTCTATCAAACGCTGAATACGATTGACATATTCAGCGTTGAAGTCTTTGTAAGGTTCGTAATTAGGCATTAAAATAAAGTTAGTTGTTTTGATTGATTAATTACTTTTACTTCCTGTACTTGCACTTGTTCAACTTCTTTCTCCTCAAATAGAAATTTACTACATTCTTGTACAGTTAATGGTTGAACTCCCAAGCCTGTCTCTGGCATCCATATTCTCCAGCCACCGTATATTTTATTGCTTAAAACGTCCATGTAAATAACTACGCCAGACAGGCCAAACATAACGAAATTTAAAACAGACATTAAACAACATCTACGGTCTAAATCCTGCCCTATGTAGAAATAATTAAACCTATTTTGAGGATTTTTCATTGCGTGTGCAATTAAGTTTCTTGAACTTCCACAAGTAGGGTCGTTTACTGTTTGCCTATAATCTGTATTGTTTTCATTTGTGAAATTCGACATTAAATTACAAATAGATTCAGGTGTAAAGAATTGTCCCATTTTAGAATTATATTGTCCGAATTCTTCAAAATAATTACCTAAAAAATCTTTCCATCCGTTTTTATTTTGTATTTCATGCTCTAAAATTAAAGCACTTAAAGTATCTCCAAACCCTTTTATTTCTTCTTCATTATATTTTTTGGCAATATCTAAGTAAATTTCTTCACTTCTCCCCAATGAAAATGCACAAACAGCCATTTGTAAGAAGTCATCAAATAATTGGCTTGTATGGTGTCTATTTGATACGTTATTTAGTGTTTTTGCAAACGACATAAGGCGGATTTTCGATTAAAAATTTTAATTTTTGATTATCAATATAATCAGTGATTTTTTTTGGCGTTTTATACTCAGAAAAACTGAGTAAAAACGCACATAATGGTAGTGCGTTTTCCATATTAATTGAATTTAAATGAATTAACTTCGCAATGATTATAAATAAAATTAGTCAACTCATCCAATTCATCATCTTCAAGTAAAGACAACTCATCAAAAGTTTTAAAATTATCAATAACCCAGCCTTCTGATATGCCTGGATGTTCCAATGTTCTCGGTTCTTCAAATTCATAATACGAATCTTTTACAGCCCAATGATAGCCTGTTTCTTCGCATAAATCTCTACTACTATGCCAATGTTCAATAGACTTTATTAGCTCCTTTTCTGTAACCGTTGTATATTCCAACATTTCACAAATTACTAATACTCTTTCGTTTTTTCCGTTTGTTCCTGTTCTTAATTTCATTTCCTTATTTGTTTAAAAATCTGTTTACCAAATCCTTTATTACTTCAATATCATCTCCTTCATTGTAAGTTAGATAGTCATGTGCTTTAACTTCCTCAACATTATCTTGTATATCAAATTCTGACATTTCAGAATTAACAAATACAAGCATTATTTCTTTATTTTCTTGGTTAAATAAAGAAATATTTGAGGGATTACATTTATGATTAGAAAATCTTATTAATTTTGTTTCAGTTTCAAAATAAACACTTGAACTATTTACTAAACCGTTCATGTTCAATGTTTTATTAAATATAGATATTGCAGTTTCCATTTCCTTATATTTTAAATGTTCACAAATGTAATATAATATTTTGAATTAAAAAACTTTTATCAAAAATAATTGAAATAGGTTAGTAAACAGGTAAACAGTAAACGCCGTTTACTATAGGGTATTATTATAATTTTAAAAAAAAATAAAAAAAATAAATTTCTAACCGTTTACCGTTTACTGTTTATTAAAATATAATTATTTAAATATAAAACTATTTATATTGTATTATTAAGCAATATAAATATAAATATAAATAGTTTTATATGGTAAACAGTGGTAAACCATAAAGTTTACTAATTGGGTATTTTGTTGTAAAAAAATGTAAATTGTCTTTTTTTTTAACATTAATTAACTATATTTGTATTATGGAAAAATTAAATATAACTTATAATGATTATTTAGATGCTAAAGCTATTATAAAAGCATTTAAAAAAAATATTAATTTAGAAATTAATGAATTAATAGAAAATGATTTTGTCGTTAAAAACTATAATTCTATTAAAGAATTATGTTTTGTTATGCTTCAAAAAAACAAAAATATCAGAACTATTGATTTAGCTTATGAGTTAAAAATATCAAGACAATTAGCACATAAATATAAAAAAGAGTATTTTGATAGTTTATTAAAATAATATACTTATATTTGCATTGTAGAGTAGAAGCTACAATTAAGGACTCGGTTTAATTACTAAACCAAAAACAGACCCGACAAATAAGCCTTCTACCTTATTTGCTCGGGTTTTGTATTTTAATAATATTATATGATTAATTTAAGTTATTGCAACAAATTACTTGATAATGGTTTTAGCCTTATTACAGTAGGACAAAATAAAGTCCCTAACGCAGTATGGAAAGCCTACCAAACGGAACAAATTACCAAGTCACAACTTGAAAAGAATTACAATATAAAAGAATCGTTTTATCTTAATAAAGATAATGAAGAAGTACGAATTCAAGCCACTACTAATATAGGACTTGTAACAGGCTTTAATGGTTTAGAAGTTATCGATATTGATTTGAAGATATTGCCAAATTTAAAAGCTCAAAATGATTTTTGGCTTGAATATACTAATTTATTAAAAGATTCAATACTTGATTTTGATGATAAAGTTGTTATTTATCAAACATTGACAGGTGGTTACCATATTTTATACAGATGTAAAAAAATAGGAGGTAATGAAAAGATAGCAAGATTAAAAGAGTATAAAGAAGCTATTATTGAAACTCGTGGGGTTGGTGGATATGTTGTTATTTATGATAAACAAATTTCTAAATTAGCATACCAAGAAATAAAAGAAATAAGCGAACTTGATAGAGATACTATTATAAATTGCTCAAAGTTTTTTAATTATATTGAAGTAACAGAGAAACCCAAAGAGCAAAAAAGTTTTGAAAGCTTAAATATTATTGAAGCTGAAAAAATAGCTACTTGGGATGATTTTAATGATAAAACAGATATTTTTGATATTATTAGTTCAGATTTTGAGATAGTAAAAAACTTATCTAAAAGTATTATCATAAAAAGATTTGGAGCAAGTTCAGCAAGTTCAGGACACGTTTTTAAAGATTCAAATTGTATGTACTTATTTAGTACAGGAACTTTATATCCTTCAATAAAACTTCTTAGCCCTTTTGCTTGTTATACTTACAAATATCATAATGGAGATTTTTCAGCAAGTGCAAAAGACTTATATTCAAAAGGCTTTGGAAGTAGAATAGTGAAAAAGCCAATTGAATTAGAAGAAATTAAACCTATTGAAGCAATTAATTTCCCTTTAGAAATTTATCCACTACCAATACAAAACTATATTTTAGAATGCCATAATACTTTAGATTCTAATATTGAATTTATGGGAGCTTCATTTCTTTGGATGCTTAGTGTTATTATTGGTAACAGTTGTAAGGTAGAAGTAAAAAGGGGTTGGTATGGTAGTGTAAACCTTTGGATTGCTTGTGTTGGTCGTGCTGGTATTGGTAAAACTCCAAGTATTAACAATATTATTTTTCCACTAAAGAAAATTAATAATGAAGAAATTAAAAAGTACATCAAAAACTTTGATAAGTTTGAAGCATATTCAGCATTAGACAAAAAAGAAAAAGAAAGAGCTGAAGAAATAAAAAAACCGAGAAAAACTCAATTTATTGTTAACGATGTAACAATAGAAGCATTGATTGAATTGCACGATGAAAACCCTAATGCAATTGGAGTATTTAAAGATGAATTAGCAGGATGGTTTAAAGACATGAACAAATATAGACAAGGTTCTGATTTAGAGTTTTGGTTAAGTAGTTGGGCAAATCAAAGTGTTTCAGTAAATAGGAAAACTTCAAAAAATAGTTTTGTAGAAAGTCCTATTATCCCTGTGTTAGGTGGTATTCAACCAACTATATTAAATAACTTTTTTACTCAAGAAAATAAAGACAATGGTTTTATTGACCGGATGCTTTTAGTGTTTCCAAAAATGGAAATAGAAAAATATAATAGCAAAGAAATAAGTACAGAAGTTTATACTTGGTACTCGGATTTTATTATTGAAATGTATAATACTGTTCAAAAACAGATGATAAAATATAATGAAGATGGCTCTATTGATCCTTATTTATGTAGGTTTGATTCTGAAGCATTGATTGAGTGGGAAAGAATTTTTAATAAAATAACTGATATTCAAAATAGTGATGATGAAAGTGAGTATTTTAAATCAATGTTACCAAAGCAAAAGGATTATATCCCAAGATTTGCAATGATATTAAATATTTTGAATTGCATTGAAACAGGCGAACCATTTCAAGACATATCAAAAAAATCAATGCTTGATGCTGAAAAACTTTCTGATTACTTTAGTAATGAAGCAAGAAAAATAAAACAAGATAGCCTCGCAACAAATGAAGTAAAAAAAGTAATTAAAACAAATGAGAATAAATCTAATAAAGAAAAAGCAATTGAGATTTTTAAAGCTAATCCTTCATTTAAAAAAAGTGATATAGCTAACTTATTAGGTATATCAAAACAATTAGTAAATAAATATTTAAAATAAAAATTATGAAAAAGTTACAAAAATTATTGCCTAAAAATACGTTTTTTGTTTTTGCTAATAATAAAAAACGTACCGAATTAACAAAATGCGAATTAGATGTTTTAGAAGATTTAATTAAGTATTATTCAATAATTGGATTTATTCCTGCAGATGGATTAAAAATAGTTAGTCTTTCGTCAAATGCTTATGTAGATTTTGCTTTTATGAATGAAATTTACAATGATAGATTTGAAATATACATTAATATAAAATAATTTAAGATACATAAAATGAAAAACTGTAAAAAATGCAAATACGAAAAGTTTAAATCTTTTCTAATAAATGAGAAAATACATATCATTAAAATATGTATTTTATGTAAAAATCAAATAGATTCATTTCAAAAAATTAATGAAAAAAATAAAAATTATAAACAGTATCAAATACCTAAAAACGTGTTTGACCCTAAACTTGGTTTTTAATGAAATTACGTGACTATAAAATTAATATAGCTAATCAAGGATTTGAAATATTGAGAACTAAAGGTATTTCAAAACAATTAACATCTCACTATTTAAATAATGTACAACCTTAGAGAACCTCAACAAATTGTTTACAATAAAATCAAACAAGCTATTTCTTTAGGACATAAAAAGATTTTAGTAATGGCTTGTACAGGATTTGGTAAAACAATATTATCACATGAAATTATTAAAAATGCAAATGCTAAAAATAATAGTGTTTTATTCACTTCACACCGTATTGCATTGGCAAAACAAACTAAAGATAAATTTAAATATTTAGATGTTGATTATTTACAGGGAGAAAATAACAATTTTAAGCAAGATTATAAATGTTTGGTAGCAACTATTCAAACATTAAATTTAACTGAAATTAAGCAACCTAAAATAGTAATTATTGACGAATGCCATTATGCGTATGATTCAGGATTAATACAAACTATAATTGATAAATTTAAAGGTAGTATTTTCATTTGTTTGACCGCTACTCCTACAGATAATAACGATTGTTTATTGGAAGGTTTTGATTATATGATTGATGACTACCAAACTATAGATTTAATTAATTTAGGTTGGTTAGTTCCTTTTAAATCGTTTGCTCCATTTACTGCAAAAACAGAACAGGTAAACGATGAAATTATAATCAAAGAAGATATTAATAATTCAATTGTAGAAAATTATATTAAGTACGGAGAAAATAGGAAATTCATAGTTTTTGCAAGTTCAAAAAAACATTGTTATGATTTAAAAGAATCATTTAAAAAATATGGATTAAATACTGAAATTATAACCGCTGATACGACAGAAAAACAAAGAGAACAAATACTAATTGATTATAAAAATAATTTATTAAATGGTTTAATTTCTATTGAAATACTTACTGCAGGTTTTGATGAACCAAGTGTATCATGTGTAATTATGGCTACATTTACGGACCAATGGAAAAAGTATATTCAATGTGCTGGGCGTGGTATAAGGTTATTTGGAAATACTTTAGAAGAATCAATTGCAAATGGTAAACCTTATTGTGTTTTTCTTGATTTCTTTGGAAATATTGAGCGTCATAATTTACCTGAAACACGAAAAGAATTTAAAATTAAACAGCAATTTTCGAGAATAATTGATAAAGAATATACTTTAAATTCAGATGTAAATCAAGTAAAAAAAGCATTTAAAACAATTACAGAAGAAAAACAAGTTTACTTAAAAGAAGTTGGTAAATTATTAGATTTATACGAAAATAAAGTTTATACTAAAGAATCAGATTTACAAGAAGATGTTAATAATTTCTTAGAAAAAACTAATTATTTTTGGTGGCGACAAAACAGTGGTAAAATGTTTAAAGATGGTCGTTGGGTACATTTTGCATCAAAACATGGATTACCAGACTGCACTGTTTTTTATAATAAATCTAGTCTTTTCTTTGGACTTGAATTAAAATTACCTAAAGGTAGATTAACAGAACATCAACAAAAAACATTACCTGAAATGGTTAATAAGAATGTTTTGTTTTTTATTTGTGAATCTGTTTATCATGTTTATAAAGCTATTGAACATATTGAATTAAATATTATTGATAACGATGAATTATTTATTGTTAAAAAAGAAATTTATAATTTACCTGAATGGCAATTAATGTTAAGGCGTAAAATTAAATTATGAAATACCAACCACTAACTTACACAATTAAAATTAAATAAAAATATTTAATAAAATAAATTTGCATAGTTAAATATTTTATACTACCTTTGTTTCAGTTAAACAATTAGAGATATGAAAACTTACTTAGTATTCGCAAAAACAGAATCAGGATTTGAATTTGTAGCGGTAAAAACTTCAAATAAAAATGAAGCTTATAAAATTGTAAAGAGTGTTTATCCAAATGCTCAAAAAAGAGTTATAAAAAGCAGTTGTGATATAGATTTTACAAGTTGCAAAAGAGTTTAAATAAAATGACAACATCACAATTTATTAAAGAAAACTTAAACGGTGTCAGTGCATACCGTTTAAGTCAATTGACAGGTATTTCAACTTCTTTGCTAAGTTGTTATATTAATGGCAAATCAGAGCCAAGCGTAGACAAATTAAAGTTAATAGTAAAAGCTTTAGATGTTCAGAATAACGATATTTTAGATTTTATAAAAAAATGATAAACGAAATAAAAAAATTTAAAACAAAACCCAGCGTTAAAAGAATTAATTGCCTTAGGGTTTGAAAGTATTATTATTAAAAGTATTGATAATTAAATTTTATTTACTACCCTTACAAAATGAAAAAAATAATAGATTTTTATGAAGAAGTGTATTTTAAATGGCTTATAAATGACCTTATTAAAATTTACTTATCTTGGTATATCAGTGATTTTAAAAAATATACAATAGTTGGACATATTTTTATGGGAATATTGTTTTTTTTTATGGGTTTACCTATTTTTATTTTAAGTGCAATAGTTGTAACTATTGGAGCGATTATTTCATTTCCAATAGTAGTAATAAATTATTTAATATCATTAATTAAAATAAGAAAATGAAAACAGAAATAGACATAATTGAATGCCACAGCTTAGTGCTAGAATTTCATACTAAGTTTAGGTTTAAAAAGCAAACAGCAGAACAAAGGTTTGCAATACTTAACGAAGAATTAAATGAGTTTTGGAACGCTACTAACGATATTGATAGGCTTGATGGCTTAGTAGATTCGCTTTACGTAGAGCTTGGAACGTGGATTAATTTCGGAAAAGATATAAACGATTTTGATTATTCGTTTTACGAAATTCATAATAAATTCAGCGATTTTATGGGAGCGTTTAGAGAGGTTCACAGGTCTAATATGAGCAAAAGTTGCAAAGATTTAGAAACCGTACACAAAACTATTGCAAATCGTGAAAATATGACTTATGAATTAGTTGATGGAATGTATTTCATTAAAGATGAAAATCAAAAATTAATTAAATCATGCGATTATTCACCAGCTAACTTAGAAACTTATATTTAATATGAAAAAATTTGAATCAAGAAAGCGTACTTATTACGCAATTAACAAAGAAATATACACCTTTATCAAAGGCAAACTTATTAAAGGCCAGAAACTACCATTAAATGCTGAAGAATATCCTTTTGATGATAAAGAACACATTTTAAGCCTATTGAACAAAGAACCAAAAAAAACGACTTTAGTTCAATGCAGGATTAATGAGGTTCATGCTTGTGAATTAAGAGATTTAATTAAAAATTTTAAAAAAAGTATAAAATAATGGGTAGGTACTACGTAGGAAGCGAAATAGTTAATAGAGAAATAAAAAAAGAAATATCTAAATTTATTTCAAGCTCTGATTTATTGACCGAAATTCAAAAAAGAGATTTACATGAAGAATTAGATAAATCTTACAGATATTGTGAAGAATCAAAAGGTGATCATTCTGATTTAATTTCAACATTAGATTATTATTACCATAACGAATGGAAAAAGACTGAACTTAATGAAGTGGAATTTTATAAGCAAGTTTGTATCGAAAATTCAAAAATAAATAACGAACCTTATAAAGTTGCTAAAAAAAGTTTAGAGGAATTTAAAAAAACATTTGATAGAGAATAAAATGAACGGAACGGAAACAGTAACAGTAGATTTTGAGAAATATTTGCATCTTCTAAATATTGAGAAAAACTTTGATTTAGAATTAAAAGAAAGAGCTAAAGAATCTTCAAAAAATAATATTGAGAATCTTAAAACATTACATGACCAATTAGAACATAAATATCATATGATTTCAATGGAAAATTTATATAAAAAAACAACAATTGAAGAATTAAAAACAAGAAATACAAATCAAATGTTTGAGATTCAAAAGCTAAAACACGAATTAGAATCAATCAAAAACAAATGGTGGTATAAACTATTTAATTAAAAAAAACGGCTTGGATATTAATTTATTCAAGTCTTTTTTTTATATTTGACACAAAATGCAACAAAATGGACGCTAAAAAGAAAACGTTTATAACCGCTTTACATAATTGTTTTGGTAATGTTTCAAAAGCTTGTAAATCGTTAGGTATTAACAGAGCTTGGTATTATAATAATATTCAAACAGATGATGAGTTTAAATTAGAATGTGATGAAATTGACGAGTATATTATAGATACCGTTGAAAATTGCCTTTTAGACCAAATAAAAGAAGGAAACTCAACTTCTACTATTTTCTACCTAAAAACAAAAGGGAAAAAAAGAGGTTATATTGAAAAACAAGAGATAGAACATAGCGGAACTATCGATCAAAAAGTAACTCAAATTAGAGTAAAAAAGCGTGATGAATGATGTAATAGAATTTGATAGCGACCTATTTAATGACCTTTATTATCATTTAGACGATGATTTTAACAATAATGATATAAGGTTTATTTTTGCTTATGGTGGGTCTTCAGCTTCAAAAACTTATACAGTAGTTCAATTATTGATAATTAGAATGTTATCAATAAACGAAAATACGATGATATTAAGAAAGTACGGTTGTGATATAAAGGATTCTATTTATTCCGACTTTCAAAAGATAATTACAGAATGGGATTTAAACCATTTATTTAAGTTTCAAATCAATTATATTGAATGCCTTAATACAGGCTCCTATATTCGTTTTAGAGGTTTAGATGATGCAGAAAAGATAAAAGGATTAGTAGGCTTCAAACGTGTTGTTTTAGAGGAGATAAGCCAATTTGATGAGGAAGATTTAAAGCAAATTAGAAAGCGTTTAAGGGGGGAAAAAGGGCAACAGATAGTAGGTTTATTTAATCCAATTAGTGAGGATCATTGGTTGAAAAAATTGTTTGATAGTGAGAATTTACAACTAATACAAACAGATACCAATATAACAAGTAAGCACGCAAATAATAATTTTGTTGTTTATAAAGTTACTTACTTGAATAATCATTTTATTGTTGGTCCACAATTCATAGATAAGCACACAATAGCAGATTTTGAAAAAGATAAAATAACCGACTTTAATTATTATCAGATTTACGGTTTAGGTAATTGGGGTAGATTGCGAACAGGTGGCGAGTTTTGGAAAAACTTTAATACCAATAAACATATTTCAGATATTGCATACAATCCTAATTTGCCTATACATTTAGTTTTTGACGAGAACGTAAACCCTTATATCACTTGTTTAGTGTGGCAAATAGCAGGGAAACAAGCCTATCAAATAGACGAGATATGCTTGGAAGACCCACGCAATACGCGTAAACACGTATGTAATGAATTTATAAGCAGATACCCAAAAGTAAATGGGTTATTTGTTTACGGAGATAAAACAAGCTGGAAAGCTGATACGGGCAAAGAAAAGGGGGAAAACTTCTTTACTGACATTCTCGGTTTTTTAAAAGATTATAAACCAAGTTTAAGGCTTCAAAGTGTTAACCCTTCAATTGTAAAAAGTGGTGGTTTTGTGAATCAAATATTTGCAGAATCAATTGATAATTTAAGCATTTCAATTAACCCAAAATGTAAAAAATCAATAAACGATTACACATACGCTTTAGAGGATTCAGACGGCACAATTAAGAAAACAAAGGTAAAAAACAAAATAACAGGCGTAACATTTGAGGAGTTCGGACATCAAAGTGATGCTTTGAGATATATCATGACAGTAGCATTTGCAAGTGAATATCAAGATTATCTAAACGGAGGCAGAAAAATAAATTTCAAAACAATTTCAATAAAATCAAAAAATAAATTTTAATTTAATATATTTGCAAATATGGGATATTTGACTAACACAGACTACCTTTTGCACGTTCAAGATACTAATTGGCAACAGCTAATAAGCAATAACACTTTAGTGCAAAAACAGTCAGAAAGATACGCACAAGCTAAGATAACAAGCTTTTTAAATTCAAAATATGATTGTATAGAGGAATTTAAAGACACTACTACATTTGATATTTCTAAAGTTTATAAAGCTGATAGTTTAGTGGTTTATAATGCTGAATACTACTTTTTAACACCAACGGCTGACCCATACGCCTATAATGTTACTTACAAGGTAGGCGACAAAGTATATTATCATTCAAATATTTATACTTGTATTGTAGAATCAATAGGAGTAACCCCAACGGTTTCGACATCTTGGACTAATGACAACTACACAATTGTAGGCGTGTTACCAACAGACGCCACCAAATGGACTAAAGGCGACAACAGAAGCGTATTAATATTTAATTGGTATGTTGAATTGGCTGTGTTTTATGCTTATACTCGAATATCTCCAAGAAATATACCACAGTTAAGAATCGACCAAAAAAATGAAGTAATAGAGGATTTAAAAAATGCTCAAATAGGCAATTCAATAAACCTTTATGATTTACCACTATTGCAACCGTTACAAGGTCGCTCAATTAGATTCAATTCAACACCTAAAAATATACTTTAATGGCTTGGTACAATAATTTCATTAAGAAAAAAGAAGCTGACAAAACGGCTAATGTATCAAATTACATTCAAAAGACCTCATCAAATAGAGTTCGCCAAGAGTTAACTGCATTGCGTGAAGCTCTAAAGGAGGCTGAACAATATGACGATAATTATAAGTTTCGTAACAAAATGCAACTTATTTTTCAAGATATAATCTATGACGGTCACATTATGGCGTGTATGGCTTCGAGAAAGTCGCTAACACTTAAAAAAGAATTTCAAATCCAAGATTCAAAAGGTAATCAGTCGGAAGAATGGACTTTATTTTTAAAATCTAAATGGTTTTATGATTTTATGGAATTGGCTTTAGATGCTCAATTTTTCGGGTATAGTGGGGTAAATTGGACAGGAATAAGCGAAAACAAACTAACAGGAATTAAAGCTATTCGTAGGGATTCAATCAAACCCGATACCAACGAAATATTGAGAATGCCATATTCTTATGAGGGAATTAATTTTGAAGATGAAAAAATAAAAGATTGGAGTTTGTTAGTTAAAACAAACAATAATTTAGGTTATTCAAATTGTGGTTACGGGTTACTGTTTCCTTGCTCTGCTTATGCTATTGCGATTCGTAACAATTTAGGTTTTAATATAGATTTTGTTGAAAAGTTTATTATTCCTTTTGTCGTTGCAAAAACAATGAAACACGAAGGAGATGAAAGGGATTTATTAGAGGAGGGCATAAAAAATATGGCTTCGTCAAATAGTGTTGTATTAGACCCTAACGATGAAATAGAATTTATAGAAAGTAAAAATGCTGGTAGCGGTTATAATTCCTTTGACAATTTAGAAAACAGATGCGAAAAGAAGATAAGTAAAATTATTCTCGGTCATGCTGATGCTATTGATAGCACAAGCGGTAAACTTGGAAGCAATCAAAATGAAGCCGTAGAAGAAGCTTTAGAAAATGTAGAGATAGTTGACAATAATTTTATTGAAAACGTAGTAAATGACCAATTATTTGATAAATTAAGGGTATTAGGTTTTAATATCCCTAAAGGTTTTAAATTTGTTTTCTTAAATACTCACGAAAAAACCGAGAAATTAGAAAATGACTCTAAAGTTAATCAATTATTTGCAAATGTTGTCAAAACGTTAAAAGAAGCAGGTCACGATGTAGATAGTAAGTTTATTGGAGAAACTACAGGCTACCCAACGGCTAAGACATTACAACCTACAAATGTTAACCCTAAAGAATTAAATAATCTTTATGGATTATAGCAAAGAAATATACAACGGTTCAATTAATAGCTTTAATCTACCTGAAAAACTATACCAATCGACGGCTTTAGAGCTTTTGAAAGGTATAGAGGAAGGCTCGGGAGCTGATTATATCAACTTTGAGTTTGGAAAACTTGGGGAGCGTACAGCGATGGCATTAAGAGAAAACGTATATTTATTTAGTGGTGCAAAAACATTTAATTATGTTTTAAGTACAGAAAATCTACTATTAGGTTCGGACGGTCAAATTATACCGTTTAAACAATTTGAAGAATTAGCTAAAGCAAACAATGCTTTGTATAATAAAACTTGGTTAGAGGTTGAGTATAATTCAGCACAGATACAAGCAAGTAATATAGTAGATTTCAAAGACTTTCAAGCAACAAAAGACACTTACCCATTCCTAAAATACGTTACATTTAAAGATAGGAATGTAAG